ACCTGTCCAGTTTGGAAAGGCCACTCCTTGTTAAGATCAGCACATATATTGGCATTTGCCAAGTCAACAGATACATATCCTTTAGGGGGATTAAAACCACCACAAAGATCTACTTTTAAAAGATTGTTTAAATCACACCACTTTTCAACCAGTTGATAAATATATTTATCGTGTATGTTTAATGTTTCTTCCTGAATAAATGCGTTCTTTTCGCCATAACATGTATTGTCTTGATGTTTATAATAAATATATAAACACTTATCAATTAAATGAACTTTTCCATGGATGTATGTTCTGGCAAGAATGTCTTGATCATCTAATACTTCCATTGATTCATTGTGTCCACCAATCTGTTCGTAGAAAGATTTTTTCCATGCCCTAACATGATTCGGGGCAAACCATATTTTTGAAAATGAAGATGGCGTTGGATCAAATGCTATTTGCTCAAAAACATTTTTGTTTTCGTAAACATATGGTCTTGCTTTCCAACCAAATCTTTCTGAATATGGAGTACAATTTAATTTGTTATCTACTGCAACGCTGTTTGAGTATGCAAAGTCTATAGATTCATCGCTATTAAAAGCTTTATATAGTTCTTCCAAGCAGTCCGGCGTTAATAAATCATCATGATCGACTTCTACTAACACTTTGCCTTTTGCTGCAAGACATGTTTCTTTTTTGAACAGTCCTATCTTCTTGCACAAAGGATCTTTTGATTGAATAATCCTTGGCTTAAACACAAGACTTTCAACATCTACATAGGCATTACCATTGGGCATTACTACCCATTCAAAGTCTTTAAATGTCTGTTCTTTTAATGACTTAGCTAGCCTTGGTAAATGTTGTGCGTTATGAGTTGGAGTAAATATACTAAAATATGGCATTACCAAGTTCCTTCATCTAATAAGTTTTCATTTTTTTGCAACTGAAGTTTTATAGCATTTGCTATTGCTTCATAAGGAATGAAAACCAAGAGTTTATAATACTCTTCAGTATCAGATCCTTCGTCAACTTTAAACCATGTTTGAATTTTATTCTTTGTGTCTATTAATTTTATGCTTTTGTTTGATGAATTTTTAGCATTCTTTATGCATGAAAGAATATTGTTTGAATCAAAATCAAACTTAGATATTTCTTTTTGAACTATATCTTTTATTGATTCAGATTGGGCAACAATTATCTTTTTCTTATCTGAAGATAAACAAATGTATAACTTTGCTTTTGTTCTACAATCACGACCATCAATTTCTCTAATTGAGCCGTTATTGATGTAAAATCTCTTAGCTTCAAAAATTATATCTGATTTATTTTCACGGCATTTAAACTGCGCTGTTCTACCAGTTTTGTCGCAACGAAAATCAATCATGTCATTTTTATCTTCTTCCAAAGAAACTTTCTTAAATTCATATCCATATTTTTTATTTAGATATTTAGCAAGTAAGTCAGCATTATCATTACCATGCTTTATACGATCTTTTATTGCGCCGTTATTCACCTGAAAGCATCTCCGTTTTATAGTTTTTTAGTTGTTCAATAAAAAATTCGCCCAAATCATCGCCCTTTACATTTAACTCTTTTGTTTTCTGCATACAATACTCTTGGGCAGTTTTTTCTCCAATTTTTAAAATTCTTTTTGAATTATTAATTGTTGGAGTAATTCTAACTATAGTTGAATTAGTTCCATCTTTATCTATAGTATAAATTTTTCCAACACTAATTTCTTGATATGGTTCCATCGTAATCATATCTCCACCATGATCCATAACTAATTTAAGAAGTTGATACTCATCATAATCTTTTCCTGTAACTTCTTTAATTAAATCAGTTAATCTCTCGGCAGAGATAATTGCAATTCCACCAGATTCAAGCTTCATTCTCGACATCAAATCAATTCTCATTTTTTCTCCTTGTTTAAGTTTCCTATTTTATATTCTTTGTTCAGCCTTAATATTTAATCTTTTTCCAAACAAGTTGGGCAAAAAAGTCTTGCTGTAGAAATGTCATCTAGTTTTTCATCATAAATAAAATTGTGCCCACATTTTAATTTTACATAAAATTTGTTGAACGGCATTCTTTTCTTATAAATAACTTCTTTGTTGCATGTAACCGAAAAATATTTTCTATGCTCAATAGTAAAAACTATTATATAAAAAATTAAATCTTTCTCATAAAATGAAACATCTATCAAATGATTGTTTTCTGTTTCATTAGTTATTGATAATATTTCTGGAAAGTTGTTTTTACATAAACTTCCCAATATATCAACCCACTTAAATTTATGTTTTTCTTTTAATAAATCAACATCTTCGTCCGACATGACATGATATTTAGCACCATCTTTATAAAAATAAAGATTGCTCATATGCCAAATATTTCCCTTATTTTATCTATTGATATTAAAAAAAGTCTTTCGTTTGATTTTTTTATAACATATCTATTTATTATTATTTCGTCTTTTCTTATTACTACTATTGCTTCTGGCATATATAAGTATTCAACAATATATTCATCAAGAAATATTTTTTCAGACAAGTCTTCTAAATCTGCAATATCACCAACAAATTTTTTTCTATTGTCTCCATTTGAGTCAATATATTCTATCCATGCTTGAAACATTTTTTTTGAACTCTAATGCACAGTTTTCGCACATTTCAATCCAATCATCTCCAAGCATTCCGTTAGCTCTATCTATATTAGTTATACCAATATTTTCATTGCAAATCGAACATTTCATATGATTTTTTAATATACATTCTGGACATGTCCACTCATCTAAGTTTTCATCTATATAAATATAGTCTGGAACTTCTTCGTTGCAAATATTGCAGTTCATATTTGTCTCTAAAAAAGTTAAGGGGAGCTTTCGCCCCCCTATTTTTTATAAGCCATTTATTAACGGCATCGTCCACGGAAAATCTTAACTCTTGAATTACATCCAGATCCACAAGTAGCTTGAACTGCTTCCTGCTTTACTGGAGTTTCAGCCTTCTTTTCTACTACTGGTGCAGCAGCAACGCTGCAAGAACCATTAGCGCAAGAAGAACTACCACGCAGCCTGATTCCGTCCACAGATTCAGAACTGGTAGCAATGGCTACTGCCATAATGAAACTCAACATAAACAAACTCCTTAAATAGAAACATCCTAGTTGGCAACATACCAACTTTCTACTATGTTATTCGTCATTCATGACGAAAATTTAGAATATCATTTTAAAATTTATTATCAATATCAAAGGTGTATTTATTTATGGTTAATGGAGAAAAAATCATGATTAATAAAATGCTTTTTGCTTTTTTAATTTCATTATTCGCTTTAACATGTTCTTGCCAAAAGACTAACAGCAAAATGTGTTGCTATATTTCTAAATGTTCATGTACATGTTGCGAAGAATGTAAATGTATTAAAAAGTAATGTTTGAATATTTTTTTATACTTTTATGTTGTTTCCCTGAAACACCATTAGATAATATTTTTTCAAATCCTATATTTTATAAACCTATTAACAGAGCACATATAATTCTAAATCTTAGATTAGAAACAGATAATAATTGGTGCAACCTATATAGTTTAAGAAAAGAATCTAAAGAATCATTTCAAAAAAGAATACCAAACCCATCTTACTTGTATCACTTTGGATATACTGATTTCTCGCAGACAAAAGAACTGTTATTATTTTCAAATGCTTATATAGAGAATTGTAAAAGAAATATTTCAATAGGCAATTTACACGAACAAGAAGTATGGTACAAAATATTAAAAGAAGCAGAACACCTACATACAATTTATGATTTAGTAGATGATTCTGTAAGACCACAATATAGTCTTTATCAAAGAAGGCTCGCCTTATTTAAAATTAAAAAACTAATAGGTGAAGAAGACTTCTATAAAGGAAAGTTGCCACCAAATATTCCAATATGGAGATTCTCTGAAAAAGATTAATCTCTTTCTGGTATATACTTAGAACCTCTTCTTGCATTAATCACATGACTTCTTTTTTTACAATCATTACATAATCTAATATAAATTGGGTTTGGAGACATAAATTCTTTATTACACCAACCCAAACACTTTACTTTTCTCGCATATTTTTTAAGCATTTTAAATTCCTAAATAGTATGTTTGTTATATAATATTTGTATAAAGACTAAAAAATTTAGGAGATATTATGTATTCTGTTATTATTCCAACCCTATGGAAAAGCGATAAGACTTTAGATTTGTTAAATAGTTTTTCTAAAAATGAAAAGGTAAACGAAATTATTTTAATAGACAATGATCCAGCAA